AAACCAACCTCCGATAAAACTATTTAATGGTAGTTTATATTCTTTCATTAGTAATAATTAATGTTTAAAACAATTCGTTCATCTTTGTCTGTACAAGTAGTGCCTGTGTGTTTAATTTTTGCAGGAAACTTTACAAGTCTATTTGCTTTACTTTTTACAATTTTTTTCTTTATATTAAATTTTGTATATCCGTTGTTTGTATTTATATAAAATATAGCTGTCTTCCAATCCGGGTTATCATCTTTAGGTATATGTTTTGCACCATCTGTATGAAATCCATGTTCTATAATTTTATCTGTTTTCCATAAATAATTTGCTTTTACTTTTATTAAAGCCTTTACTCCTAATAAATTATAAATAGGTTTTAATATTTCATTATAGATAGAATTAGGTTTATGGTCATAATAAAAAAAATGCACAAATTGTTTGTGTTCTTTATAATCTAACACAGGAGTAGGAAACCAGGGGAAGTTCTCGTTGTTATAAAACATGTCGTGAACTCTTTTAAAACTATCTTTGTCTAATAAATTATCTATTACTTTAAACATCTTTTGCCATTTCTTTTGGCACAGCTTGTATATTCCAATGTATAAATCTAAAAGGTTCTTTACCAAAATCTACTGAAAACTCGTGTTCTAAAAAACCTGGAAAGATTAATAATGAACCAGGCTTTGGTTTAAAATGTAATAATTCCATTCCAGGAAATAAAATATTATCAGATTTCATTTTTAATTTTGTAGCCCTAGCACCTGTTCTTGGTTCATGAAATATAGGGAATGAAGTTTTATCACTACATTTTAAAAAGTAAAAACCAGACACATGCTGGTTCCAATGTATATGTGCATTGTGGTGTCCACCACCATTTTTAGAAAATTCCTGCACCCACATCTCACTAAACATAGTTGTGTACTGTGACATATCAAAACCTTGTTGATCTAAAAAGTCCCACGATTTTTGACCAACGTAATTTCTAAGATCTATAAAATTATTATCTAAGGTAAGAGGTGTCGAATGATAAGAGAGTCCAAAGTCACCAAACTTTTTTATATGTGCTTTAGCTTGTGGAGTATTTCTAGCAGCTTTAATATATTTGTTAGATGCTTGTGTTAAAGATTTTACAAATTCAGGTTTTTCTTCTGACCAAATAGTTGTGCTAAAATGATTACTTATATTCATATTATTTAAATGGTTGTCCTAAATGCCAAGCAACAAGACTGTATCTTGTACCTGATGTTACGGGTTTAACTCTATGCCAAACAAATGAGGGAAATACAATAATAGAACCTTTAGGTAATATTTCTTTTGCTTTTTTTAAATGTTGGGTTTCATCTCTCATGTGTGGGTCATAGTTTCTAAAATCAAATTCTAATTCACCACCTTCATATTCTGAACCATCTGTTAATTGACAGGTCATAGATAGTTTTCTAATCTTACCATAATCTAGTCTATCTGGTTTATCGTAGGGTTTATCCCAAGAATCACAATGCCAATCATAATATTGATTAAGTTTGTATTTTGTAAACTGACAAGACTCACTTCTATCCCATTCAAAATTCCAACCAGCATTTTTATTTGCTTCGTGAACATACGGATGTAATTCTTTATATATCCAAGTATCATTTAACCAAACTAAATCTGACTTTCTTTTTCTCTGCATGTTTTTAACTTGATCTTTATTTAATTGTTGATTCTCATACCCACCAGTTCTAGCCATAGATTCTTTTTGTGCATTTGCATAAGCTATAACATCATCGCAAAATCTAGGTGTAAGTGCAGATGGAAAATACCAATAGTAATTAGATATATTCATACGTTATTGTTTGAATAAAATTTAAATCCTTACTATCGTTATTACCAATAATATACATATTATTAGATGGAAACATAACAAACATATTGTTTTTAAGTTCTATATCCCAGCTTCTTCCTTTACGTCTGTTGTCGTCATAAAAAATTTTAATAAAACAATCTTTTACTTGCACGCCGTATAGTAATACAAAGTCAGGAGAGTTTCTAAGATCTACTGGGTCAACTTGTAATAAAGGTTCAGTAAGTGTGAAAGGTTTATAAAAATTTCCCCACGTTGATTTATTAACTAAATTAACTTGATGTTTAAGATTAATGTGATCTTTAATAAATGTATTTAATTTATCGTAATTTCTTGATGATTTGAAATTATTTTTTTCAAGATCTGCTTGTAGAATATCAGCTTTAAATTTGTCGTAATTAATCTCAAAACCTTTCGGCATTGAAACATCACCATAATATAGAGCTTGCTCTGTTAATACTTTCTTTTCCATACCACCACCAAATATAATTTATGCTGTATGATCTGTCAAGTCCCAAGATTGATTGTCTTCATTCCAACTATAGTACCACATATTAGTACCAGCTGTTCTTTGTGCTTCTTGTTCAGCTGTTAATGCTGGAGCATCACCAATTGGTGATTTCCAAGAAGCTGTAGCTAAGTCTTTTACCCAAGATGCATAAGGTTTTTCATTCCAAAAAATATTATTTTCTGCATCCCATTCATAACCAATACCTGCATAATTACCTCTAAAAGGTGTTCCACCTAAAGCATGTGTATTCATTAATGTGTTGTAAGATGTTTGAATCCATAAATTTGCAGGCCAGTTGTTATGTGTTTCTAAATATTGTTGTCCTACTGATTCTGTTTCAACGCCTTCAGAATTAAGAACGTCTTTGTCATCTACAATTAAAACTTGTAGTACTTCGTTTTCTTCTGATATTTTTGCAAAATGTGCCATATTATTTAAACCTATACCTTATAATAACTATACCTGAACCACCATTTCCGCCTGGGTTACCAGTAGGTCCACCAGCTCCACCACCGCCGCCTCCAGTGTTTGCAGTTCCATTTCCTCCACTTGAATTTCCACCTGAACCGCCACCACCTGGTCCCGCAGATCCTCCGCCACCGCCGCAGTAACCACCACCGCCACCACCGGCTCTTACTGTTGGTGTTCCGTTAATTGAAGAAGTTGCTCCGTCACCGCCTGGTCCTGCAGATCCTGGACTTCCAGATGATCCTGCATCAGTTGCGCCACCGCCACCGCCGCCTGCGTATGCACCACCACCGCCGCCTCCGGTTCCGCCATTAGTTCCTTGAGGTGGACTTACAGGAGGTTGATTTCCTGATCCACCGGGTCTGCTATAAGTTGCTCCACCACCGCCTGATCCACCTGGTCTTGCGGGTGGTCCGTCTGCACCCATACCACCTCCACCACCAGCACTAGATATAGGGAAAGCAGTTGAAGTTCCACCGTTACTACCAGTTTCAGGGCCTCCGGCTTTTGCACCGCCGGCACCAACTGTAATAGGATAACTTTGTGCGCAAACTGTTATTGCTGCAACACAAGCACCTAATGGAGATCTTGAATAACTACCAGAAGAAGTTCCAGCTGATTCTCTATAACCACCGGCTCCTCCGCCGCCACCACCTTCGTTGTTAGAACCAGATGCACCTCCACCACCACCTGCAACTACTAGATAGTCAACTTTATTAGTTTCTGCTGCTGCAGATCCTGCACAAGTTACTTCAAAAGTTCCTGGGCCTGTAAAGGTATGTATTTTAAAATCTCCAGATTCGGTAACAGTTCCACCTGTAGCAGCTACAAATTTTGTTCCGCCACCAGAACCAAAACCTAGTACTTGGTAACCAAACATTTTGCCTCTTCTATTTTGAGTAGTTTTTGTACTCTTACCTGAAGTAAGAGGATTTTTTAATTCTCTCATATCTAAATCCCTTATGCGTCGTTAGCCGCGTCAGTAGTAAAGAATAATTTGATACCTAAAACTCTAGATTCACCAGTAAAAGTATCGCCACCAGCTGCTGCGTCTCTAAAAAATTGGAAATAAGATTGCTCACCTGCTGCAGGAGAACCTGCAATAGTAACTGCACCACTTTCTGCTGAAATTTGTTGGTCTTCTACTGTTCCTATACCAGCGTCTGTAACATTAACTGCAGTTCCATATGCAACGTCGATAGTATCACCATCGGCACATGCTACACCTTGTAAACCAAATATACAGTCACCTGTGTTAGTTGTGCTTGGAGACCAGTAAACTTGGTAAGTTACTGTACCTTCATTCCATGACTTAGGCATTCCTATTGAAAATTGTGTGTATTGTTTTGTACCAGCATCAAAATCAAATACATTTAAATCTGGTCTTGTAGCTGTTGTTTCAACTTGTGCTGCGTCTGCAGGATTAGTTGTAGGTCCAAACATTGCAGTAGCTGGTACCCATATAGTTTCTTTACCAGCAATTTTTAAAGCAGAACCATTACCCTGTAATGTACCTGTTCCTTTTGGAACAAGGTTAAGACTTACGTTTGTTTCACCAGAAGCTGTAATACTAGGTGCGTTACCTGAAGCAGCGTTAGCTAATGTAATTTCATTAACTGCTGAACCTGTAGCTGTTAAAAGCATTAGTTCATTACCACTTGTATCTAAAATAGATGTGCCAATTTTAGGTGAAGTTAAAGTTTTATTTGTTAAAGTTTGTGTTCCTGTAAGAGTTACATCTCCTTCTCCTAAGCCTGTATCAAAAACTCCAGTGTTTGTTGCAACACCATCTAAATAAATTATATGAGTTCTTTTATCATCAGTTGCAAGAGTAACAGTTGCTCCAGAACCTGAAGCTGCTTTTAATTGTACTGTGTATGCACCAGAAGTTGCGTTTTCAATAATATAAAAATTTTCTGTAAGAAGAGGAAAAGTTACAATTTGATTTCCAGATATAGAACCTGTTAATTTTAATACTCTGTTTTGAGCTTTACCTGTAAGAGCTCCATCATCTATATCTAAAGCTGTAGTCTGAGCACCACCTGCGATAGATACTTCTAAATATCCACCAGTTAATTGTTCAATTAGACTTAGGTTAGCGTTTGTTTTTGTTCCCCATGTACCGGCGTTTTCACCAGTGGCCATTAATTCTAGGCCAAGATCCGTATAAGTTGATGCCATAATTTTTCTCCTATGCTCTTTTCAATTAAGCTACATCTGTATAAGACGTATTCCCAGTTATGTCAATATCTTTATATCCTAAAGGAGATAGATTTCCTACTGAAATTGTAGCTTCTAACCCTTCTAATCCTACAACATCTGCAGGCGCTATTGCACCTACTCCAGATGTTAAATTTGTTGGTGCTGTTAAAGTATAGGCCACTTCTGTTATAACAGATCCTACACTTGAAGTAGCTCCTACACCT